CAATATTATCCTTACTATGGGATTAATTATCACAGGTATTATCTTAAATATCATGCGAATCAGAGCACATAGAAAGAAAAAAGAAGACTAGATCTTGTTTTTGTCAATATCGACACTTTCTATATTTCCTAATATCTGGCACTAAGTCAGATTACATTAACTAAAAAAACTAACACAGTATGACAGTCAATGACGCAATTACAAAACTTAAGGTGATGCTTGGAGCAGATACCGCAGAAGTTACAGTTGTTGAAAACAAGTTTGCTGAAGCAACGTTAGTAGATGGAACTGAAGTGTACACAGAAGGTGAATTACAAGATGGAGCAATCCTTTTTGTAAGAGCTGGAGAAGGTGCATCAGAAGATCCATTTGCACCTGCTGGCAAACATGAAACAACTGATGGTCTTATCATAACTGTTGGTGAAAATGGTGAAATCTCTTCTATTGAAGAAGGTGGCGCTGAAGTTGAAGCTTCTGAAGAAAAGAAAGAAGAAGTTGAAATGGAAGAAGTTATCGAAGAAGAAGAGAAAGTAGAATTTGACGCTGAAGGCATGCTTGCTGGAATCGCTGATATGCTTTTACCATACACTGATGAGTTAACAAAGATTAAAGAGGAGCTTTCTACCTTAAAAGAAAGATTTAACACAGTAGCGGATGAACCTGCTGCAAAACCAGTTAGAAATACGTTTAGCGAAAACAAAGTAATCGCAGACCAAAAACTAGCAGAAAGAATGGATGCATTACGCTCTATTCGCAAATCGTAATTAATAACTAAAAAAAACAATTAAACATTATGGCATTTGGATTTGACATTTCAGCTTTACCAGCATATACGGACCAATTATCTTTGGACCTTATATCTAAAGCTGTATTAAAAACCGATCTACTTGATTATGTAGATCTAAGAAGCGGGTTCACTAGTGGAACAGTCGCTATTAATTTAGTTGATGCAGACTTACCTGTATCAGCATTATCTTGTGGTTGGACTTCAGACGGTGAAGTAACTTACTCACAAGTAAACGTAACAATCGAATCATTACAGTCTAAGACTGAAATGTGTATCGAAGATTTAAGATCAGTATACCAATCAGCATTTATGAACGCTGGAACTGGTAACGATTTCTTACCTTTCGAGGAAGTAATCTCTGAATCTTACGCAGACAAATTAAGAAAGTACAACGAAGGTTTCCTAATTAATGGATTCGGTGCAACTACTGGTTTGAAAGCACAGATTACATCTGCAAACGGAGCACAACTTCAAGGTGGTGTACCAGCAGCATGGACTGCAACTAACGCAGTTGAGCAAGCATTAGACTTATATGATGCAATTGATGAAGCAGTAAAAGATAGAGATGACTTGATTATGGTTGTTTCTCCTGATGCTTACAGAGCATTAGTAAGAGGTTTAGTTGCTTCTAACTTATTCCACTACGATTCAGTATCTGGTAACGATGTAGTTATCTTACCTGGAACTAACATCACTGTAGTTAAGTCTTCAGGATTAGTTGGATCTGATTACAAATTTGCTGGACCAGGGAAAATGATCCTTGCTGCAACAGGTTTAACTGATGAGTTGGATAACTTTAGATTCTTCTACGACGAAGCATCTGACGTAATGAAGTTTAGAGCTGCTTGGAGATTAGGAGTTGGTGTAGGTGAAGTAAACCTATTCGCTACTAACGATATGGCGTAAAACAAACTAACCAGGATCATTTAGGTGGTCCTGGTTTAATTAACTAAAAAAAACAATAAGAAACTATGGCATGTGATATTACATCAGGATTTACATTAGACTGTAACGATAGTAACGGTGGAATCGAAAAGATTTTCATTGCTAACGGACCAGTTCAGTCGATCGCTGAAACGCAAGGACTAATTTCAGCTATTACAGTTGGAGGTTCAGCATTAACACCTAGTGACTTCTTTGCTTTTGAAGTTCCAAGACAAACTAGTTCATTCACAGAAACTATCAATGTTTCTAACGAAAACGGAACTGTATTTTACGACCAAGCATTAACTATGATACTAAACAAGATGGAAGCAGCAAAGCGCGACCAAATCTTATTATTATCTCAGAACAATGAAATGGTAGTTGTATTTAAAGATAACAACGATAAATACTTTTCAGTAGGTATTCAAAGAGGAGCTTATATGACCGCAGGTACAGGTGTATCGGGTGTTGCATATGGTGACAGAAATGGATATGAACTAACTTTCTCTGGTATGGAAGAACAACCAGCATTTGAAGTTACAGGATCGATTGTTGAAGCGTAAGCTTAAACAGAATTTTTCATAATAATTAAGGGTAGCAGAAATGTTACCCTTTTTTTAGATTAGGTGTTTAGGTGAGTAGGGTGCTGACTTAGCCATTGGCCAATGTCTTTCAGTACACCATAAGCCATCGACTAGATGTGCATACTTATATGTAGTACCATTGATCCAGATTTCTGGTCGATAGTGTGCTTCTATATTACATTGAGGATGTCCTAATTCTGCATCATATAAATGACCTTCTACTAGATATTTAGTATCTGTTTGGATATTACGTTCATAACCTAGTCTAACACACTCCTCTAATAACTCAGAGACTCTCTCTACATCATGTGGTCCAATAATAGTAAAATCTATATCATTGGCTGATGCTGTGCCTAGAATGCTTCCATGTGTCCACAGTTCATAGTCAGTCCAATCTAATTGTTTGATTGCATCAAGTAAATCTTGTACTAATTCATCTTGTAAACCCTTTACTGGTTGACTCATGCACTCATATGCACCAAATTTAATGTGTTTTATCATATAGTATTTATCTCTCTTACAACTTAACTGTTTTTTATATTTCTTATTAGATAAACATAATTATTAAATATGACAGCCGACGTATCAGACAACTACCCTTTAACTATGTTTCTTAACTATGATGCATCGTTCCCACAAAATGGCGAAGGAGTGTATACATATTTTAGATCTTTAAACACACAGGAATGGATAGGTCCAATTCCTACAGATGGATTTCTAGTAGAAAATGAAAGATATACAAGATGGTTTGTAGATCATGTGACTTTTGATCCTGATTTTAATAATCAACATAGAAATGGGTATTATCAATATGCAGTAGTAGTTGATCTATTTGGTAATCCACCATCAGAACCAAATCCAGGTCAAACTCAAGCACAAGGTTTAATAAAGTTGATATTTGATCCAGGTGGAGATACAAATACAAAACCTTACATCTCTAATAATGAACAAAGAGAGTCGGATACATACTTTAGACCAAATTATTAATAGACAATATGAGCACAAGAAATCCAGAGAGTTTATACTCCATTAAAGGACAAGCCTTTACAGCACTAGAATTACCAGTTATCTCTGAAGTAAGAGGTAAAGAATATATGAGATTCGGTGGTGATAACTTATTCCCACAAACTATTATCAGTTTATATGATACTTCAGCAATTAATGCTACTTGTATTAATTCAATTAGAGATGGTATTGTTGGTGAAGGTATTACAACATATGGTAAAGAATACATAAACACACAAGGTGAGACTATAGATGAAGTGTTTGGTAAAATAGCATTAGACTACACATTATTTGGTGGATATTCAATGAATGTTATTTGGAATAAAGAAGGTACACGTATAGCTGAAATGTATCATTTACCATTTGCTAATGTAAGATCTGCTATTCCAGATGATGACGATAACATTACAAGTTATTTCTTCTCATCTGATTGGTCAGCAGTTAGAAAAAACAAACCAGTAGAGTATGCAGCCTTTGATGTAACTAACAATCGAGGTGATAATGCATCTCAAATATATTACTGTAAAACGTATCAACCAGGTCAAGATGTCTATCCACTGCCACCGTATGTGTCAGCTATGAATGATATTCAACTTGATGCACGTATCGCTAGATTCCATAATGCGAACATCTCTAACGGTTTATCTCCATCTATGTTCATTCAGTTCAGAAATGGTATTCCTAATCCTGAGGAAAGAGCAGACATTTATAGAGAAATAGAGAACACATTCACTGGCGAAGAGAATGCTGGTAGGTTCTTCTTAGGTTTCTCTAGACCTGGTGAAGAAATGGAAGTAACACCAATAGAGTCTGCAAATGATGACTATTACTTACTAGTAGATGCTAGAACAGTTAGTAGAATTTTAACTGCACATAGAATTACATCTCCTAAATTATTAGGTGTTGTAGATGCATCTGGTTTCTCATCTAATGCAGATGAAATTATTACAGCGTACTCACACTTTATGAATACAGTTGTAAGACCAAAACAAACTAAAGTAATCGATACATTTGGTTACTTATTAAACTTATATGGCTTAAACGTAACATTAGCTGTTGAACCAGTTCCTATGATTATTGGTACTGATGCAGATGATATTGCTGTACAAGAAGACATTACAAATATAGCAAACGAATAACATGGCAAAGCAAGTACTTCTAGTATCAGAACAAAGACTAAAGCAGTGGACTCAATTAGATGACAATGTTAGACTAAATGAGATTACACCACATATCTTACAAGCACAAGATATTTACATTCAGAACCTTATAGGTACTAAATTATATACAAGATTAAAAGCTGGTGTTATTGCTGATGATCTAACGGCTGACGAAGATCTATTATTAAACGACTATGTAGGGAAGACCCTAATGCAGTATGCATTGTACATGATATTACCAAGTATAAAATACAAGGTAGCTAATCAGGGTATCTTAAATGGTACCTCAGAAGAGACGTCACCTACTACATTAGAAGAACTTAGATACTTAAGAGGTACAGTACTCGACACAGCAGAATTTTATGCTACTCGTTTAGTAGAGTTCTTTAGAGATAATCCTGGTATGTTTGCAGATTATACAAATCCTGGAAACGATGGTATGATGCCAGATAAAACAGATCAATATTTTAGTGGTCTACAAACTAACGTACCATTATTAAGAAATCAAAATAACCTTTGGATATATGCAGACTGCGGTACAGACTGTGACCCCGACTGTTCCTCGTGCAACTAAGCCGACGAACACGAACATCACAAAATTAAAAATATTTCTATCTAAAAATGGGAAAAGTGGACAAAATACTAAATAGTTGGTTAAGTAAAAAACTGTTTGTTTTCGTTATAGCAACAGCTCTTGCACTCTTTGGTGATCTTACATCATCAGATTGGGTAATTATTGCAACTACCTACATAGGTACGCAGGGTGCTATCGATGCAGTAGAGAGATTAAAAAAGAACAACTAACTGATAAATTATATTTCAATATAGATGGATATACAATTAGCAACAAGAGATTACGCACAATGCCTCAGTAATGGTGCAATAACAGAACCTACTGGTGGAACATGGGTTGCAGCTGCGGCTATATATTTAGGAGCAACTTCACCTGTAAATGGTAGTTGGATTGCTTCTCTTTGTAATCAATTAAATATAACACAGCCATTATATGGTTCATATGTTATAGCACTAGCAGATCATTATGGTATTACACAACCTAAAAATGGATCTTGGTGGTTCGCTATAGCTGAAGAAGTTTGTAATGGAGTACCAGTTACGCCATGTATATGGGGTGATAACACAAATACATTCGGAGCAGATACAAGACAATGGTCGTCAACTGCAGCATGTTAATAAACTAAATAATTAAAAAACAAATATGGCAACATTACAAAACGCACAGATAGATCAAACCTATCAGGCACTCCTAAAAGCAGGAGACAACGGAGCTATTACTGCTACACCTAAAGCAATAACTGATGGTGCTGGTAATGCGACTAACATTTTAATGTCTAACACCGCTACTAATTTTGCAAGTGGTACAGTAGACTTTACAGGAGCAACAGTATCAGGTTTACCAGCAGCAACTGCAGGTTTAGAACTTGGTACAGGAACTAATGCATTACAAAATGCTATCGGATCTGCATCAAATGCGAGCGGTGCACAAGCAATAGCATTAGGAGCAGGAGCATTAGCATCAGGATCAGGAGCAATGGCATACGGTGATCAAGCTCAAGCAACACAAACACATAGTGCAGCCTTTGGACAATATGCAGAAGCAACTAACTCATATGCTATAGCATTTGGTAGAACTTCAGCTGCATCAGGAGATGGTTCGGTAGCATTCGGACAACAAACATCGGCAGCTCAAGCAGGAGCAGTTGCTATGGGAAGACAAGTACAATCAGATACTGCAGATACAACACACGTAAGAGCACTTAAAATTGTTGCACCTGATGGTGGAACTGGTGGTAATGGTATTACAATGCTATCACCAGATGGAACAGCAGGAGTAGTTACATTAACTAACGCATCTGAATTAGCAATAGACGGTACACCAATTGGAGGTGGCGGTGGAGCTGCTGGTTTAGAAAGTGGTACAGGTACTGATTCAATGCAATCAGCTGCAAGTTTAACTACTACAGCCGCAGCAGCTACAGGAACTGGAAGTATTGTTCTTGGAAATAACACACTAGATGGTGGTTCTTCAGAATGTGTAATTATTGGAACTGACATTGATGCAAGAGTTGCTACTAACGGTACAATATCAATTGGACACGACATTACAGGTGGTGCATTTAACGGTGATAACATTGCTATTGGAAAAGGAATTAACTTTTCTGGAAGAGATGCAATTGCAATTGGCGAAAGCATCACCAACGCGCCAGATGAATCTATTACTATAGGT